CTAAAAAAAATAACAAAAATAAAAAAAGAAAAACAAATAAAAAAAAAAGAAAATTTCGTAAAAAAAATAAAAGAACAAATAAAAAGAAAAGAAGTAGAAAGAAATAATTATTTACTATAAATTTCTTTAAATAATGGATTATTATTTAATAATCCATTTTTCCTTTTTTTAATATATTCTTTTGCTTCTGATTTTTGCATAATATTTAAGTATGTTTTTGAGGCATATAACAGTTTAAAAGAAACATCATCTTCATCTTCATATCCTATATTTTCAATATACATATTCTTATTTTTTTTTATGAATTTTATGAATTTTATAATTTCTTTAACATTATCATCAAACGATAAATTTATAATACAATTATTTCTTATTACAGCTTTTTTTTTATGTATAAATTCATAATTTACGAAATGTTCATAACATTCATATTTATAAGCAGTATTAATTATATTATTAGTAATTCCAGTAACATTAGAAGTATGTTTTAATTTGAGAGATAATTCGATTTTATATGCCATTTAATTTATCTAAATATTTATTTATTTACATAAATAAATATTATCTGTATATTTTTTTTTATTAATTTATGATGTTATTAGAATAAGAATAGAATTATAAAAAAATAAAATTATAATATATATGACTGATTTATGGAAAACTCATTCAGGAAGTAGTCGAAATAGACAATTTAGAACACATATATTAGTAACTGATAAATCTAATAATTGGAAAACTGACACTAGCACTGAAAATAAAAGAATATATCATTATAATGGAAATGCTACAGCTGTATTAGGAATTGGAACGAATAAACCTAATTATAGATTATCTTTTGGAGATTCAGCAAAAGAAAGCAGATTAACTAATTTAAATAATGCATTATTTTGTTTAAATGAAAAACAAGATGGATCTAATGCAACAGGAATAGGATTTTTTGAATTATATGAAAATCAAACAGCACCATATGGAAATAGATTTTACACCGGTATAAAATTTATGGTAAACAATAACAATCAATATAATTTAAATGACGACAGATCAATAAAAATGTTACTAAGAGATGATGGAACATTAATAGTTGGACATCTTATAAATAATGTATCGACTGAAGCTTTTAATGAAGCTTCTTTGGATGTATCAGGAAATATAAAAACATCAAAATTTTTAATTTTAAATAAAGTTACAGATAATAATCAATATATTCCCAGAGGAGCTTTAAGATATGACGGATCTGAATTAATATATAGAAATGATGCAGGGTTAGATGTAAGATTAGTAACTAAATTTTCAGCTCAAGTAGCAGGAGGATGGGATGTTTATGAATTTGGTGGAGCGGTAGGCGGTATTTATAAATATTCAACTCCTATTGCTTTAATTTATTCTCAAGAACCAACTGGAAATAATGCAGCAGCATGGAATAACTCATTTCAAAATAATAGTTTTGCTGTTGAAGGAAGTGGATGTTTTGGAGACCAAGGTTATCTAACTAATCCAGAAGGTCTTAAGAGATTAGGATTTGATCAACCTAATGTAAATCAAGTAGAATATAACGTTGGAATATTATCTGTTCAGCATCAATTAGGTATTGGAACTAGAAGACCAATAGCCGCATTAGATATATCATCATCTAATATGGGATATTTAAAAATAGGAAAAAACAGTGATGTATCATTAAATGGTATTTGTGTTGGTGATTTTTCTACAGTTCAAGGTAATAATTCAATGAGCGTTGGAGATTCAAACGCTATATATACTAGTTATGGATTTGTATTTGGAGAAAATAATAATACATTCGAATTAAGCACAGAATATAATTTTATTTTTGGAAAAAATAATGACATAAGTAGTAATTTTAGTTATGTTTTTGGAAATGATAATGATATAAATTCAAGTGATAAACGCCAACATCTTATATTTGGAGAAAATAATAAATTATATGACAGTAGTTCTGTATTTATATATGGAGATAATAATAGAATAGGAGAATTAGGACAAGGAATTTCTAAAAGCGCACAGAATTCTAGAATTTTTGGAAGTAACAATACAATTTTTAATAATACTGTAGATTCTACTATAGTAGGATCTAATAATAATATAGATAATGGAAATGATAATTTATTATTTGGTTCAAATAACAATTTAGTAGGAGGAAATAATAATTTATATTTTGGACAAGATATTTCTATGAATAATTCTACATATTCTGTAGGAATCGGAAAAGATATTTCAATGAGTAATGTTAATTTTTCAGTAGGAATCGGTAAAGATATTTCTATGAATGGTTGTGATTACAGTGTTGCATTAGGATATCGAGCAGAATTAAGTTCTAATTTAGTATTTGCAGTAGGAAGTAAAGTTTTATATGATTTAAATAAAAATCCAAATGCATTAGAAGTTTATAAAGATGGAAGTGTTGTTTTTGAAACTATAACTGCAAGTAATATAACAACTAAATATCCAGCTCAAGATATAGATATTTTTACTAATTCAACTGCTACTGTAAACATAGGAAATGCAGATACATCATTTAATTTAATTGGTGGATTTGGTGATATGAAAATAGGAAATATTATTTCAACAATAGATGAAGATAGAAATATATTTACTAATTGTTCAAAAACAATAACAATAGGTAATGCAGATACATCATTTAATTTATTAGGAGGATTAGGTGATATATCATGCGCAGATATTATGACAACAATAGATGAAGATAGAAATATATTTACTAATTGTTCAAAAACAATAACAATAGGTAATGCAGATACATCATTTAATTTATTAGGAGGATTAGGTGATATATCGTGTGCAGATATTATGTCAACAATAGATGAAGATAGAAATATATTCACTAATTGTTCAAAAACGATAACTATAGGCACTGGAGATGCGACAATCTCAGTTCCAGGATCTTTTCAAAATTTATCAGATATAAGAGTAAAAGACAATGTAAAAACGATAAATAATGCATTAGAAAAAGTATCTAATTTACGTGGAGTAGAATACACACGTAAAGATGTAGAAAATAAAGAAAAAAAACATTTAGGTCTGATAGCACAAGAAGTATCTGAAATTTTACCGGAAGTAGTAAGTAAAGACAACAATGACTTATTAAATATAAGTTATATAAATATAATAGGTGTATTAGTAGAATCAATTAAAGAATTAAAAGAAAAGGTTGAAATGTTAGAAAATAATATGGGAGTAGAAGTTTAAATTGACTAATATTTTTATTTATTAATAATAATAAAAATATTATGAATCCTACATTTTTAGAAGAAAAAAATAAACATGAACGAGATAATCATATAATATTTGATGAAGGTCCACATATTTATACTATAGATGGTGATAGCAACTATATGTCTGTAACTACTTGGAATCATAGCCATTTTAAACATTTTGATGCAGATAAAGTAATAGAAAATATGAAACGAGGTAAAAATTGGAATGAAAAAAATAAATATTGGGGTATGACAAATGATGAAATTAAAGATTTATGGAAACAAAATGGAAATCAGGAATCCGGAAAAGGGACAAATTTACATTATGATATAGAATGTTATTACAATAATATGAAAATAAAAAATGAAACGATAGAATGGAAATATTTTATGAATTTTTATGAAGATCATAAAGAAATGACACCATATAGAACGGAATGGATGGTTTGGGATAAATACTTAAAATTAGCAGGATCAATAGATATGGTATTTAAAAATGAAGATGGAACATTAAGTATTTATGATTGGAAAAGATGCAAAGAAATAAGTAAAACATCTTGGGACTTCTCGATAACAGAGTGTATTGAACATATTCCTGATTCCAGATTTTGGCATTATTCTCTTCAATTAAATACATACAAGTATTTATTAGAGAAGAATTATGATGAAAAAATAAAAGATATGTATTTAGTTAAATTACATCCAAATAATAAAAGAAATAATTATGAAAAAATTAAAGTAGCAGATTTAAGTAAAGAAGTAAATGATTTGATGGAATTAAGAAAAAATAATTTATTAAAGTAACTTAGAAAGTAACTAATTAATAATATAATGTTAGAAGATTTTTTTGATTTTATGGGTGAATTAATAGAAGAAAATAAAGTATATAAGTTTGTAAACAGCATGGATAATCGAGACAAACAAATGTTGTTTATGGGTAGTATAGGATTGTATTTTTGTTTATTTGAGACGATAAATAGTATGTTATTTGAGTGTTTTAAGATTTTTGTAGCATTGGTGTCTGGTGGAACGGGATTTTTAATTTCTTTAATTTTAGTTTCACATATGAAATTTAATCAAATAGAAGATGGTTTTAAATTTTACGAAGAAGAGGAAGTGAAGTATGAAGATAAATATCCTTTAAAAGATATGAAAGAAGATATTAATCTGGATAAAAAATGTATAAAAACAAATAGATATGTGAATGAAAATACTCCAGATGGTAGTGTATTTTTACGATGGAATTCGGATAAAGAAGGGTTTGAATACTGGAGTAATAGTAATATTAAGTATAGTTATTTGGAAACAGTAGCTAGAAAATACGTAAAGGTATTTAACTGTAAATCATTATATGTAGATCGAAATAAAGAACTAGAAAATAAAGAAAAAGAAAATAAGGAAAATAAAGAAATGAAACAAGAAGATAAAAAAGAAGATAAAAAAGAAGATAAAGAGGAAAAAGTATCGGTATTTGCAAATCTTAAATCTAAGAAAAGTAATAAAAAGAAAAATAAATTATTGGTAACGGATTCAAATAAGTATGTGCATATGGGTAAAATTAGTGAATTAATATTACTTGATAAATCGGATAAAATGAATTTTAAATTCAATGAAAAAAAGAAAATGACATTTTCAGATTTTAAATTTAATTTTCTTTAGATAATTGTTCAATCTGTGAATTCATAGGACGTAATATTTCATTAAATTTATTTAACTTAGCATTTAATTCTAATAAAGGTTGTATAGTGGTATTAACAGTATCATCAACGCCATTAATTCTTTCTGAAAAGATTTTAATTTTGTCTCCTAATGTATCTACAAAATTAACTATTTTTGGAATATTTCTATTAGAAGCTCTAGAAATTGTATTAGGAATATTTACTAATGCCCCAATAGGTCCAGTAGTAGCTAAAGCAGTAATAATAGCTTGCATAACAGTGCTTATACCAGCAACTAATAGTTCTTTAGTTAAAGGTTTAAAATCATTTATATTTTTAGAAATTCCTTGTTTAGTTTCAACAAGAGTAACTAATATAGCTTGTTCTAATTTTTCTACAAATTGTTTACTAAGAAGTAATACTTCATCAAACTCTTTTTGAAATTTTGGATCTTTTAATAAATTACTATAACTAGTGAATACTATTTTAGCTATAACATTTAATTTATCTTGATTTTTAGGAGTTAATGAAGTAATAATTTCACCATTTTCATCTTCTAAATCAATTCCTATATCTTTAAATAATTGATACATATATTCTACTCCTAAGTTAGTATATTGTTCTACTAATCTTTTAAAAATGGGTATTGCAGCTGGTTTAAGATTTCTTAATAAAAATTCATCTAATTTAACAGAATTTAAATCAATAGGAGCAAGATTTACAATATTAGTAGCTATATTATCGAATTTTGAATCATCATCTATAATTTCTTTAGGTTTAGAAGCAATAGCTAATGTTTTAGCTATGTCTTCTACCGGTCCTAAGTCAACATTACTTTGCATTATATATATAATTTTATTTATTTTTTTTATGTTTTAACCATTTTTGAAATCCTATACATTTTTCAATATCAAATGATGATTCTAAATTTTTTACAGCAATATCATAAGCTATTTTTTCAATTTTAGTTAAAGAAGAAACGTATTCTAGTGTAAGAGTGGTAATATCGGATTGTTTTTCAGACATTTATTAATATTAATAATTTATTAATATTAATTTAAATCAATTTTTTTTTAAAAAATAAAGTAAATTTCGATTGTTTTTAGATTTCATAAATGTTCTTGTAAGATCAGAATCAATAGTAAATCCATCTTCTATTAAAATATTTAAAACAACATCTATTTCATTAACAGTTAATAAATTATTATTTTCAGGATTAATAAATGCAAATAAACATTTATGTTCATTTAAATTATAAGGACTGATTCTATTATATTGTAATTGTTTAATAAGATTATTATTAGTGGGATTTTTATTAATGGTTATTAAATCAAGATATGTTTTTTGAAAAGGATCATAGTATATAGTTTTTTCTAATTTATATATCATTTATATATGATTTTAATAAAATAAATTGAAATTAAATATTAATTGTATTAGTAAGATAAGAATGGGTATTTTTAGATATAAGTTTTCTCAAGAATTTTTAGATCATCTAAAAAAATTTACAGAAGAACATTATGTTGAAGATACAATAACATACAAATTGTCTTGGAACGCTTGGATATTATTAAATAAAGAATTAATTTTGAAAGAAAGTGAGAGGTTAAGAGGTTTAGGATATGAAGGAGACATAGAAAAAAAGATGTATAAAAGCACAAGATATTGGTATAGAAATAATATAAACAAAGAAATAAAAAAAAAAGATAAACGAAAAGATTATATAGAATTAAATAAAAAATTTTTAAATTTATTAGATAAATATATTAAAAGTATTAAAAATATAAATGAAATTCCTCCAAAAAAATCATACGAAATATTCATAAAAGATGAAAATTATCAAAGTTACATAACAGCAGAGAGGAATAGATTATTTAACGAAGGTTTAGATCACATAGAAATTACTAAAAAAATGAAAAAAACTTATAAAAATAAATTATATAATTTAAAAATTAAAAGTAAAAAATAAAGAATAAAAATATGTATTTATATTAGTATGGAAGGCGGTGGAGTAATCGCAGAAGGTGGATATGGATGTATTTATCATCCTGAATTATTAAATGATGGGACAGAAAATAAAAATATGAATTATGTTAGTAAACTACAAATATATAATGATGCCGCAAAAAGAGAAATAAATATTGGGAAAAAAGTAGAGAAAATAGATAATTATATGAAATTTTTTTCACCTATAATAAGCTATAGTTTAATTGAAAATAATAAAGTAAGAAAAAATAAACTATTAAAGGAATGTAAAAATACACATATTCAATCAAAAATAAAAACTAATGATAATGATTTAATATTAATGAAAATGTATTACATAGATGGTGAATCCTTTTATTATTTCATTATAAATAGAGATAATTCATCATATATCATAAATAATATAATAAATTCATACAATCATTTATTAAAAGGATTTGACTTATTGATTAAAAATAAAATATGTCATTTTGATATCAAAGGAGATAACATATTGTTTGATAAAAATTTATTATTACCATTAATAATTGATTTTGGATTATCTATAGATATAACTTCATTAAAAGAATCAAATCTTAAAAATTATTTTTATATTCATTATGCCAAATACTATATATGGCCATTAGAAATACATTATTTAACATTTTTATTACATAAAAATAAAGAACCCAGTAAAGAAGAATTACATAATATAGCATTTACTTATACAGAAAATAATAGAGGTTTAAAATATTTTTCAAATAATTTTAAAAAAAAATATTATAAAAGCTGTATGTCTCAATTACATTATTACAATAATTTAAATTATTCAAAAAGATTAAATAAATTATTAGGATTTTGGAAGACTTGGGATAATTATGCAATGTCTATTATGTATTTATCTTTAATTCACAATATATATAACAAAGGATATGAAGATAATAAATTTTTAGTATTTTTTATTGAATTACTATTACAAAATATACATCCAAATCCAATGAAAAGATTATCTGTTATAGAAACATATAAAACATTCAATTCATTTTTATTAAATAAAAAAATAAATAATGTAAAAACATTTGAAGAATTAAAAAAAATGTTTTTTAAAAATAAGAAAAATATAAATAGAAATTTAACTAAAGATAAAACAATAATACAATTTTTAACTAGACAAATATCTAGATAATTTATTTTTTGTTTCTTTTTTTTCTAGTTGCCTTTTTTTTATTTTTACTTCTTTTTTTAGTTTTTTTAATTTTTTTAACTTTTTTATTATTAGATAATTTAACACCCCATTTATCTACAGCAACTTTTATAACATCATTAAATTTAGTATCTTTTGGTAAAGTTTCTTTAATTTTTAAAACGTGATTAAGCCATTTTTTAGTATGTATGGGCATTATATAATATATATTAGATTAAAATTGATTAATATATATTATTATATTCAACTTTAAAACTCCATTACTAATACATAAGACTATGAAGTTTACTAGACTTCTATATGAATATAATGATGTTAAACATTCATTAATATTATCATTACTAGAAAGTAAAGATTTTAATGAAGTTTTGTTTTGGGCTATTGAATTAATTGAAAGTGAATATACAGAAGAGTTATGGAACTTATTAATGAAATTTTATCTAGATTTCTGTAATATAAATCAGTATATGTATTTTATAAATATTAATAAACAATATAAGAAATCTAGAGATTGTGATCAGGCTTGGAATAAAAAATATGGATTGAAATGTATTATTAATGTTTTAAATCATTTATTTAACATAGAAAAGAATGATATTGTATTTAAGTTAAGAAATAAAGACACTAACAAGAGAATATTATATAAAAACATTGATAATATTGAAAATTTTAACAATAAACAAAATCAATTATATAATTCAATAAAACGTAAAAATATAAATAATATTTGTTATTATTTTAATAAATTAGAGTTAAATGATATATTGGCAGTATATGAAAAATATTTTAACAAAAAACAAAATTTAAATTCATTTTATAAAGATAAAAAACATATACTTTTATCAAAGTTTTGTAAAAAGTTATATAAATGTAAAATAAATTACAAGAAAATAGATCATTTTATTGAAGAAAATCTAAATAAATATTTAAAAACTCACGATATTCCTAGAAAAATATTATTAAATAACAGATATTATGGAATTAAAGATAATATAGGTTGTTTTAAATCTAACAGAAGTGATAATTTTGTCAATGATTTTAGATATAATTGGCTATATTATGCAAGCCAAAGCGAAATATGGAAAATGAGATTAATTAGTTATGGTAAAATAGAGAAATGGAGTAAAATAGATAATGATTTTACACATAATCCAGTGTTTAAAAATGAAGATTTACAAGAAAAATTCTTTAGCGAGTATGGTTTAGAACCAGATGAACAATCCCTAGAAGTTCAATTAAAAAGCACTAAAAATATAAAAAATAAAAACATTAATATCGTATTTAAAAAATTAAACATCAGTAATATAAAATGTAATATAAATAAAACAAAAAAGATAGATTATTAATTAAATTGATTTTAATAATAGATTATTTTATTAATATATAAATAATATAATGCCGAAAAATCTAAAAGGAGGTAGTCATCATAAAAAGATGGCGAGTAAAGATACTAAATCATCAGCAATGTTAAAAATGAGATATGTTGATCCAAATGAAAAAAGCGAGATATATGCAAAGGTTACTAACGTATATGGAGGAGGTATGTTAGAAGTATTATGTAATGATGGTGTAAGAAGATTATGTGTAATAAGAAGAAAATTTAAAGGAAGGAATAAAAGAGATAATCAAATATCAATAAATTCAATATTAATAGTTGGATTAAGAGATTGGGAAGTTGTTCAAAAAAATAAAAAAGAAAAGGTAGATTTACTATATGTATATGATAATAATCAAGTAGAAACTTTAAAAAAAAATAAAAATGAAAAGTTGACATTATTTGAAGAAGAGAAAGAATCAGTTGAATTTGATACAACGGAAGATGAATTATTCGAAAAAGTTAAAGTAAAGAAAAAGACAATTAAAGAAAAAAATAAAAAAGAGAATGATAAACTTAAGAATTCATCTGAAATTAATTGGGATGATATTTAATGCATTCTAAAAGCATTTAATAATGTTTCATGAAGTATATCCACTTCATATTGTATTTCATAATCTTGCATTTCACTTATAAAATTATTTGAATTATCTAAAAAATAAGGATGATTTATTTCATTGTTATAATTTTTTATTTTGAATTCAGTTTTTAATTTATATCTACATATAGGACAAGTAGGATTAGTTTTTACCCATTTTAAAATGGGATATGATTTAAAAATATGTTCACAAGGAAGTTCTACAATTTCTTCGTTTTCTTTAAAATTTTCCATAGAAATTGAACAAGATTTTTGATTTTTATATAAATATTTAAAATAATGTTTATGTTTTAGCTGATTTAGTCCTTCATCGCTAATAGTTTCAATATAATCATCATAATTTAATGTATTATTAACTTCAGTTTGTGTATCTATATTATATATGAATTGTTGTAGTAATTCATCAACATTAAAATTTAAAGAAATATCTATAGTATTGATCATAATAAATAAATAATTAGTTTTTTATTTATTTATTTATTTATTTATTTAATTAAAATATTGTAATTCTTGAAATATTTTTTTTTCTAAAAAGTAATATCTATGATTTGATAATATTTCATTTATCATATCTTTTGGAGTTAAATATTTCAGATGATATTTAGATTTCCTGTATGTTAAATAGGTTAATAAATTATCATTATATCCAGATAACATAGTTGAATTGTATGTATTTACTGCACAAGGAAATCCATTACTTGATGTTAAGTTCCAAAATAATATATGAGGAATAGGATAAGGAGATTTATTAAGAGTATTATTAACTCCAATATTGATAAACATAGATTTTATATTATTATATAGAACATTAGTAGATTTAAATGTATAAACTGGACAATTATCATTAATTTGCATATTAGAAAATATAGCTAATGTTAATTTTTTTAATTCTTTGGGCGGGACATAATTATTAGTTAATGTATCTAAAATAAGTCTACAAGACTTATATAGATCAGGTTCACATCCCCATCTATTATCTATAATTTTTTTTACTTTATCAATAAAATCATCATCTTCATTAAATTTTATCCAAGATGATTCACTATCAAATGTTAACAATCTATTTTTGAATATTTTATTATTTAATTGAGATATTAATATTCCAAATGCTATAGATGTATATAATGGTCTAGAATTTTCTTCTTCCATAGAATAGCTTAAATCTATCATAGGTATAATATTTTTAATATATATTTTTTTACTGTAAACATAATGATTCCATTGTTTATTTAATAATTTTCTTTGATATGAAATATTTTTATCTTGTTCCCATAATTTATTTTGAATAACTTCTTTAACAAAAAAGTAAGGACTTGATTTTGAAATATTAAAATTATTTTTATTATCTATAAAATTTTTAAATTTATCTGAACAGATTTTTCTATCATTTGTATTTCTCTTAATATTTCCTAATTTAGTTTCATTTAAAAAAGAATAATAATATTTATTCATTGCTAATGATGTTACATTATTAAAATCAATATTTTTCCATTTGTTAGATGTAAGATTAATTTCAATAGTTTGTAAATATTTATTTAATTGACTCAAAACTTTTCTCATATTCATTTCGCATTTTCTTTTTGCTTTATGGATACTATTTACATTCGAACTATTGATATATTCTTCAAAATAATAATATGCTAATTTTTCAAAAAACCAGCTATATTTTTTATTATTCATACTTTTTCTAGGCATCCACTTTGCCGCTAAACTAATTGGTTTATTTTCCAACATATTAAAATAATCTTTTTTGAGATTGTAATGACACAATCCTATCATAAAATTAATTAAAGGATGATTCATATTATTAGTTCTTTTTAAAACATAATCTGCAAAATATTTAATGTCTTTCCAAGAACCATATGGATGTTGTTCGTTATCTAAAGAATGAACACAACATTCTATTAAATAAAAAGATAAATTAGGATTAATTAAATACCATTGATATATTTGCATATAAGTCAATAACCGTTCTCCTTTTCCTTTTATTACATCTCTAGTATGACCGACTAATTTATATAAATTAGTTATTTGATTTTTATATTTATTCATTGTATAATTTGAACTAAAAAGATAACCTAATAATTCATTTAATATGTTTTCTAATGTATTAATTTGATCTTCATTATTAGTTCTTACTAATTGAAAATAATATTGATAAATTTTATCATCTATATTGTAACTCCAAGTGTATTCGATATGACCGCTTTCTCCATATTTATAACAACCTAAACTAAGTTTATCCATTTAAATATTTTAAAAAAATATATCTAAGTTCTTTTTCTAGTTTTTTTTCTTTTCTTTTTCATTTTATTAATATATATTTTTTTAGTAGTATTATGGGATATTTTCTTAGGATAATATACTATATACAATGAATTAATACTTTTAAGAAATTGAATAGAATCATTATAAACAATATCATCTAAATTTTTTTTGGGCGTTAAATAATTAGTATTATAAGAAATATCAATAAAATTATATATTTCTTCCGGTATTAATTCAATATTATATTGTAATAAGTGTTTTAATTTATATTTATTACCATTGTAATTTGAATATTTACTTAATAAATATATCAATAGTTCTTTTGTAATAGAATTATTGATTAATTGTTGTTTTTTTTTATTAGTATGAATAATTTCATTATTATTATTAATATAAATAAAAAAAATATCTATATCATTTACTTTAGTTTTATAAAAGTCTTTGTAAAATTTATCTTCTTTATCGAAACTTAAAATCCATTCATCATTTAATTCATCATTTAATTCATCTTCCATATATTTTTATATTTTATAAAAAGTATTGAAATATAACATATTATTAGATAAATTGTTGCTGATAATTTTCTATTGAAAACTCATCAATCTCTTCTTCACTTTCTTGTTCACTTAGTTCCAAAGAATCATTATGTTCCATAGAAGATACTTTTTCATTACTATTAGAACTATATTCATCGTCTGCCCAACAATCTGTAATTTCAGTGATTTCAGCATCTTCTTTTTCTTGTTTAGCTTGATATTGAAGTATGAGTTGTTTATTAATTTCTTTTTCATTTTGAGAAAGTTCATCATCATTGTATGAATGAACTTTCGTTTTACTTTTCTTTTTTTCTTTTTTTTGTTTTTCTGTTTTTGTAATTAACAATGCATCAATTCCTGCATTTTTTAAACAAGATGGCTTGAAAACAGAATCTTCAAGTTTGGCATTTTTATTATAATAACGATTATTATAATTTCTCCTGTATCCTCTTCTTTGATTATTTCTTCTGTAATTATTTCTTCTGAATGTATTTTTTTCAGAATCATTAGTCAAAGTATTGAATCTAGAGTCTCTTTTAATATCTGATGACGAATCTTGATGTTTTTTATCATTATTATCTTTGAATCTACTATTTCTTTTGGGATTATAAGATGAGAATCTAGATTTTCTACTAGATTCTTGTTTTTTAAATGGATTAGATTTATCATTTTTTAATGATGCAAATCTGTTACTTTTCTTCATTATTATATTTGTATATTTAATTCTTATTATATTATTTAAATAATCAATTTAAAGAGATATATATGTATATATATGTTTCTTTACAGCTATACAAGTAAAATATACAATATGTCTTAGAAAAGTAATTATTAAATTAAAAGAAACAGCACAATTTATTTATAAATTATTATAAAATAAATTGAATTAAAAAAAATATTTATTTTATAGTAAATATAAATGAATAACACTTTAAGTTTATGTATTCCTAGAGTAGAAAATACAATAACTAAACAATTTATAGAATCAATTATAAATAAATATAAACTAGGTAAAATAAAAAAAATCAAATTTATAAAAAATAAAAAAAAGAATAATAATATTGTTTATATATATTTCAATTATTGGTATAATAATGATTACACGAATAATATTCAGAAAAAAATATTAAATAATGAAAAAATACATCTGTTCTATGATGAACCGTGGTTTTGGACATTGGTCCTTAATACAAATTAAATTAATTCATAAAATAAAAGCCGATATAGCTCAGTTGGTAGAGCGGTAGTTTTGTAAGCTACAGGCCCGCGGTTCAATTCCGTGTGTTGGCATTATCTTTTATCAAGTAACCATAAATATTCATTAATTTTTATGTTTTCTTTTTTTCTTTTATAATTTGCAATCCCTTTCATTTTATTATATGTTTTATGTTCTACAGGAATTTTAGATATTTTTCCATATTTATTTAGTATTTCTTCTAATTTATTTAATGAAATAATACCTCCATTATTATATGATAACAGTATGAAATTAGAATTAGTATTTTTAATGAGATCTTCAAAACATTTTTCTGCTTTTTTAATACTACAATAATCTGATTTTAACCAATTTTTAGGTTGACCTCTTTTTGTATTTGGAACTTCTATATTAATATCCCAATTATTAATTATATCTAAGAGAAAGTAATAAATACAATAAGGATGTTTATTATAAGGAGGATCATAATATACTAAATCTAATTTTGGTATTTTCGTAATCCACATATTAGTATCCATTTGACTAATATTTACATCGCATTTACTTTGAGATAATATAGGATATGGAATTTTAATTGTTCCAGTTATTCTATTTAAATCTAATTCTTTGTCACCACCATATTTTCCTTTTCCAGTAGATTTATTTTTATAATAAGCTGAAAATTGACCGCTAGTATTATTATGAATAGAACATTCAATAAGTAAAGGGGCTAGTAAATAACATCGTAATTCCTTTGGAACTTTTTCTTTTATAAAATACATATATTTATCTATTCTTTTACCATTTTCATATGTAAAATAAACTCTATCTTTTTCGCTTATTATTTCATTAGATGGAGACCAATATTTCTGAATAAACATAGGAACTTTATGATCAAGTTCTACATATTGATTTGCAATATCTATGTATTTATGAATAATATCTTTTTGTTTATCTGATATTGTAGACAAATAACATTCATTTAATGTTTTAGAATAACTGGCTATATCATTGACATATAAATTATTAGTTTTATTTTTGAATAATCTAGAAACTATGCCACTTCCTGTAAATCCTTCACCTATAGAAATTGGTCTGTGTAAATCTTTTTGAATTTTATCTACAATCGATTCTATTAATGTTAGAAATTTTCTTTTATTTCCCATATATGTTAGTATTTGGTTTTTATAATATTCATTATCGTTCATATAATAGTAATAATTATTAATTTATGTAATATTAAACTAAATTTCAATTTAAAATTAATCTAATTAAAACATATATGACTGTATATTTAAATAATAATGTTAGCATAGAAAAAGTAAGAGATTCTTATAAGTTAATAATAAAGAATTATAGTTTATTTACAAAATATTACAACTATTTACTTGATAGTATTCCTAATATTGAACAAAATAAACTCATCAAAGAAAACAAAGAAATAATATTTAAATGTAATAATATTGAAAAAATAAATAAAAAAAATATAAATTCGTTAAGACACATAGATTTTGAAAATTTTTTTATGTGGTTTGGAAATATGATAGATATTTTAGAAAAAGATAAACACAGTTTACTGTTCATCGATATAGAAGATTTTCTAATAATAAATTTAAATAATGATGAAAAAATATTATTATTTTTAAATAGTGATAAATTTTTAAAATTAAATGATAGTAAGATTGAAATAGAAACACCATTTTCTAAAAAAAATTTATTTTTAAGTCCAGAATTATATAAAGTAGATAAAATACCAACTAAAATAGATAAAAAATCAATATTTTATAGTATTGCGGTATTTATAACTCATTGTTTAAATAATATAAGTGATATTAAAGACATAGATTTTGAAAAACAATTAGAATCAATAAAGAATACTAAATTATATTTTGCATTAATTCGATGTTTAAATGTAAATATAAAAAATAGATTTTATTTATATATTTAATTTCTAATCATTAATTATAGAATAAATGTCTTTAACTGTATTAAAACGAAAAGCTCAAAATAAAAATAGATTACGAAACGTTAATTCTTTGAACAAAACATCTTATTCATTAGCTATGACAAATACTGGAGTAAATAAAAGTTCGTGTGGTTTATCAAATCCAAAAGTTCCTATAGTTCAAAAATCATATAGAAATTATAATAAATATTTACTTAATTATAGAGTAAATCCTAATTTAAGATCTACTACATCAATACATAAGAAAATGGCAGATTTTCCATCTTCTAGTCATACATCTAATGTATCATCAAAAACAGTAAGATGTGAACATCTTGGTGATCTTTGTGTTAAACCGCCTATTCTTCCTACAACCTGCGGGAATGACTGTAAGAAAAAAAATACAGTAATAACTAAGGATTTAGGGTTTATGAGTAGCAGTGATTATATAAAGAGAAAGGTTTCTTTACGAACTAGCGGTAATTATGAATCGATTACATATGGAAATACTACTTGTTCAGGATAATTTAGTATTAATATAATTATTACATTTTTTATTAAATTTTATAAAATTTAGTATATTATTAGAAATATTATACTCACAATTACCACATATATGAACCCAATATTCTTGTATTTTAGTTTTTCTAGGTGTGACTGCACTAGAAAATAATAATACTTTTGATGTATATTCATCGCATTGAAAACATTTTTGTAACCATCCTTCTTTCGGCATACGTGATCTCTCATAAATAGAATATCGTTTTATTATTGACATATATAATATGCTAACAATAAAAAAAATTTAATTACCAGAAATATCTATTTTATATTTTTTTTTATTTTTAATTTTATTTTTTTTATCATAATATAATTTTAATATAATTAGAGTTGAATTTAAAGTCATACATATAGAATCATTTGTTAATAACTGAATATTATTTTTAAATGCTCCAAATATTATCCAATTTATATTTCCAAATACCGCAATTAATAAAAAAACTAATGATAAATCATCAGTTTTTTTTGTTTTTAAACTTAAAATTAATTGTGGAAATAATCTAATAACTGTTGATGTAGTAGCAATCCATCCAATTACGTTTATAATATTCATTTAAATTAATTATAAATTACTTTTTAAAACAGTTTAATAAATATTTAACACATTAATAAATGTATAGTGTATTATATTTATTAATAATACTATTACTATGGATTAGTGCATTAATGTGTATAGCAGGTTGTATAAAAATATTAATTCTATTATTAATGGAACATTGTTGTATTGATGATGAAGAGGATGAAAATGATCAAGATAACTATTCTACAAATATTATTAATAATCTACCTTTAGTTATTATTAATCCGGATGATACTATTAATATAGGAACCAAATTAGCTAATTAAAATTCCAACTTTTTCCTGTTATTGCATATCTACTTGCTATTATACATCCTACACATCCATATAATGAAACATCTCTCCAGTCTCTGTTATTTCTATAGTCGGACCAAAATAATAATCCAAGAAAACTACTCGCCGATGCTCCTAAACCAATTAAAATTGATTTATTAATTTCTGATGAAAAATATACCATATTATAAATACATAGAAAAATAAAAATGCTGTTTGGCGTTTTTATTTTTTAATCCAAACTAAAAATCTCAGCTACTATGGCGAGATTTTCTATTATATAATTTATATTATTACGTACTAAATTACCCACTATGTGCCTCAACTACCCTAATCCAACTTCATCAACTATTATTTAAATTTTAAACATTAATAATCATTGGAATTAATCCTATATTATGTTTACTATTATTTATATTTGCAGTTTTCTTTAATATTAATCTATCGATTAATTTATTTTATTTTTGCTGTTAGAAAACTAATATTAATTATATAATTATATTTAAGTTCTTTTTTTATATTTTCTTTTTTTTGTTTTTCTCTTTTTATTTTTATTTTTTCTTTTTCCTCCTGTTGAAAACTTAGATAAATTATTTATTTGTTTTTCCCAGTTATTTTTTTTATATTCTATATTTTCAGGTGTATTAAACATTATATCCAAATTTTTATCTAATAATACTTTTTTTTCTGCAATAATGTATTTTTTCGATAATAATGGTATTTGACTATCATAAGGATTTTCTAATAAAGGAATCCATCTTGTTGTGCTAGAATTTCTATAGTTAGTTCCATCTTTACCAGATGTTTGTTGTATAACATCTAATATAGCCCCATCTTTCCAAAATCCAATATCACATACCGCTTGTAATGTTTTTGGTTTCCATAGACCTTTAGAATTTGTAAATGGTCTATCTATTTCTAATGTTATTTTAATAATATCGCCAGCTAATTCTCTTTCAAAAAATGTTACTTTAACATCTAGCATTTTAGAATCTATTTTTTTTAGTTTTTCTAAAATTTCATATCGTCTAGAATTAAAAAAATTAAAACAATTCTTTTTTATTTTTCTACTATTAGTTTTTAATACTTCTCCAGATTCATCTGTTAAAGGATATACTTTACAATCTAAATCATCAGTATTATATTCACCATTTGTATGTATATGTGTAGCAAATCCTCCAGTAAACACTAATAACATATTATCTCCAGACAAATAGTTTTGTAAATCTTTAAGATATGAAATTAAAATATCCCAAATTTTTAATTTATTATTTACTTCTTTATTAAATGATAATTCATCGTTTATTAATCCATTTTCATTAACTATCTGTTTTAATGTAACTTCAGTTGACGATGCAGGCGGTGATGATATAAATTCAACAGGACTTTGTTTTCCAGATTCTAGTTGTGGGGTTTCTTTTCCAGTATCAGTTTCTGTTTCTGTTTCTGTTTCTGTTTCTGTAAAAGGAGTTTCTGATCTTTTTAAAGTTTTCTTTTTCTTTTTCTTTTTCTTTTTCTTTTTTTTAGTTTTATTTTGTGATATTTTTTTTAATTCTTCTTCTTCTTCTTCTTTCATCAACATATCTGCTATTTTATTAGCTTCTTCTTCAGCCTCAGCTTCAGAAGCTCTAGATTTTAATCCTTCATACAGAGAAACCAAAGTGGATTTATTTTTAGATTTTACTTTATCTTTATATTTTTGATCTCGTAAAATAGTATTCCATATTTGTAGATTTTTCATTCTTATAAGATTAGTCATACCCAGTAGAAGTTTTACATCAAATTCTTTTTTCATTGAATCTCGTATATTTATTGCATTTTTATCTCCTTTATTTACTTTTATCAAAAAATCTACTAATCCCTGTTCATCTAAACCTAATCTTTTTCCAAGCATTGTTATAAATGCAATTTCATTTTCAAATATTTGATTTTTTTTATATGTTTCACTAGTTGTATCAAGAACTTTTTCTATCATTTCAGCAGTTCTTTTAATATTGTTTTTCTCATCAATTATTTTTCTTTTAATTTTTCTATTATTTTTTTTAGAGTATTCATCTTCTAATTGTTCTTTCCTTACTGTGAAATGCAGTTTATTATTTGAAAGTGTTGCAAAAACAAGTAATCCATCTATATATTTTCTGAATAAGTCTAAAGGGTCTGCAGGACTATCAATAGCTCTTCCCCAAATATCATCTAAAATTCTTTTAATATTTGGATGTTTATTTATAAATACTATAATTTTTTCAATAAAATCTTTGTATTTACTTATTTTATCATAATGATGTTTTTCATTAGGGAGATTATCAAAAAATAAAGTAGTATCCATATGACCTAGAGTATCTGCCCATAATCTAATAGGCACTGGTCTTACTTCTGGGATTTTATTATTGGAGTTAAACTCATCAAAAGAATTGTCAATTTTATTAATATTATTTTTAAGAAAAATAACTAATTTATTTAAATCTTTAAACCAAGTATGTAATAATATCATTTCATTTTTGAATATAATATCTCCTCTAATTTTTTTAAAATCTTCGGGCCATTCATCAAAAGTAGCCGGCATTTCATTATTTGTGTTCATTATATATATATATAATTGTTATATAAATAATAATAATATTGCACCATCCGGGAATCGAACCCGGGGACATTCGTTGGAAGCGAACGATGTTACCACTACATCAATGGTGCTTATAATATAAAATAAATATTTATGTTGTAAAAGTATGGATTCTAGCACTTCTCTGTATATCTGATTTATTATCATCTAATGGATGATAACATAATAATGGATTAGTGCTAAACATATCAATATTATGTTTTCTTAATGTATTTGTCATAAATTTATCAACTGCATAATTTACATATTTTGTTTCTCTAATTTCATTTAAAAATATTTGAGCACATTTTTTATGTATAATGTAAGAGAAAGTTCCTCTATCGCAATTAAAACTATTCCAAGGTTTAGAATAATCGGTTTTGACTATATTTTCATTAACTTTAATAAAATTACTATTCATTACAAAATTAGGAACATATCTTCCACCAACATAAAGAATAGAATCAAAATCATTGAAATTATCTAAAATCTTTTTTAATGTATCTTTAAAATCTTTATTAAAAAAAGGATCATCTTCAAATATAAATATATAATCATCATCATTATATATTTGATTTTTCCATAATATCATATGACTTAGAAAACATCCCATTTCTCCAATTCTCATATTAATAAATTCTACATTTTCATTAAAACCATGATCTTTTAAAGAATCTGTTAAATTAAACCCATCAATAGCATTAAAAGTTTTTATATTTTTAATAGGACACATATTTTTGAAATTTTCTAACTTATTTGGTCTTCTTTTAAGATTAATTACATATGATTTTAAATTATCTAAATTCATTTAATTATAATTATACTTTTACTTTTAAATATTTATTATTATATTTAAAGCCATCAATGGGATTTGAACCCATGACCTGAACCTTACTAAAGTCCCGCTCTACCACTGAGCTATGACGGCGTATACGGAATACCGGGATCGAACCGGTGATCTCTCGCGTGTAAAGCGAGCGTCCTAACCAACTAGACCAATTCCGCATAAAAAATAATAAAACTATCTTTAAATAATTTTATTATATATTTTATTTTTAGTATTTTAACTTATATACATTCATATCCACTTTTAGAATAGTGCTGTGATGTTCCATAGTAACCGTGATTTCTAGAATCTACATTTCTAGAACCATAATACTTAATTATAGTTTCGGTCACGTTATTTCTAGTAATATTATCTATATTTAATTCTTTAAAA